AGCGTTCGGGTCATCCAAAGAAAACTGAATGCTGAACGTGGGCGAACCAGCCGTGACGTTGGCCGCAAGACCGAGATTGAACGGGGTCTGGAAATCATCAACCGCGACGATCTCGCTGCGGCCCTCATCGGTCAGAGAAATGGTGCGGTACTGCATTTACTTGCCCTTTCCAGCCCGCGCTGCGGCGGCATTGTCCACCAAGTTTGGATAGGGTCGCCCTGCGGCTCTAGCCTTTGCTTTGGCAGACTGAACTTGCTTGCGGCTCAGATGCTTCACTTTAGCATCTTTCGGAGCCTCTTTCTCCCAAAAAGGTTTCTCAGACATATTAGCAATCCCATTTACGCAGAGCTTTGTTGATTCGGCTGTCAGGGTCAGCAGCTTTGGCTGAACCAGTCAGTTTGCGCTTCATGCCGGTCATCCGGGCACAGAAGCTATCCTTGCGGGAGCCGCCCTCTGGCTGGGGGCGCTTGATGTCATGGCCCTGAGCCCGGAGAGAGGCGCGGCCCTTCTCATTTAAGCCGCCTTCCGGGTTTTTGCCTTCTTTGCGTGTCCATGCGCCGGGCATTGTATCCTCCTAGTAAAACGGGGGCACAATGGCCCCCGTTTCCCACCACTGAATGGGAGCGTTACTCAGTAGTGAGAGCTTGCCTTGCGGGGCGAACCCGTGGAAGCCGTCGAGAAGACACCGCCGCCAGCCTTACGGGGCTTGCGACCAGCGTTCATCTTAGCAGCCTCGCCATGGACCTTGCCCATAGCCTTGCCGCCCTTCTTGAAGCCGTTGGTGCCGCCCTTGGCTTCCTTCACGACTTCCGAGCTAGCGCCAGCGTACACATCGGTGGGGGCGCTGTTCTTCATCACAACGCCACCGGACTTGCGAGCATTACGACCCTTCATGATAGCCTCCAATGGCTAGGTTTACGCGGTCAGGTTGCGGGCCTGAACGTAGGTAACAGTGATAACGCCGACGCCAGCGCCGGTGTTGGTGGAGGTAACGGCGATCTTGCGATCCGTCGTGCCAACGTCATTCCAGTTGCCGGCGCGGGTAGCGTCAGTGCCCGGAGTGGCCGCAAGCGGGCCGACAGCAACGCCGTCAAGCGCGCCAGCGGCGGTCAGGAACGTGGCAGAAGCCGTCGTGCCAACGCCAAACGTCGTGGCAACGCCGTCCCAAGCCGTCGTGACCATAACGTCAATGGAGAGAATCTGGCTGTTGGCGGGGATCACGATGGAGGTCGCGCCCGAAGCCTGCGTGACAGGCGAAGACTGCGCCATCACGACAGAACCGACGTTCGCAACGTCCTTGCCAAGCGTGGTGCCGCTCGTGTTGAGAATGTTACCAGCCCGAATGGGACCAGTAAAAGTAGTAGCGCCCATAAGGCCCTCCTGCACGATGTGATCTTGTAGTCTGTGCAGCGTCCGCTAGGCCGGTCTACAAGATCGGTGAACCTAGATGAAAGGCGGGAGCCGTAGCCCCCGCCCCTTTGCCTTACGACGGGATCGCGCCGTAGATCGCGCGCCAGTTGTAGTAGCCGAAGCTGTAACGCTCGTAACCCTTCACCAGAAGGTTGTCGGTCACGAAGTCCACTTGCATATCGGTCTCGAACTTGACGCGCTCCATGTAGGAGAGGCCATCAATGTTCGTGAGGAGGAACCACGAGGCCGCAGACGTGAGGAAGTCATTGACCATGTAGCCTTCCGGCAGACCGCCGGCAGTCATCATGATCGCGTTCACATCATTGTCCGCCGTGCCCGGACGCAGTTCCGTCTTCGTCAGACGGATCGCAACCGGCTCAAGAGCCGCCGGCACGATGAGCTTACGGCCACGCGCGAACACCTTCAGACCGGCTTGGTCCTTGAAGTTCGTGCGGATCGCGATCATCGCGTTCAGCAGGGTAGACTCGTTAAGCTCGTTCGTCGTGTAGTTGGAGATCGTGCCACCATCAATCGGATGGGAAGCCGACACCAGCGCCACGCCGTCACCGCCAACCGACGCATTGTAGGTCGTAGCGGTGTTAAGCACGTTCGCGCCGTAGATTTCCTTCGTCTGCTGGAAAGATTCCATCAGGCCAAGGTTCGAGGGGGCGAACTGGGTCTTGTAGAGGTTGTCGTCAATCGCCTTGCGGGTGATCGCGTAGCCAAGAGCAATTTCAGTATGCTCTTGGTTGTACACGTAACGCTCGCCGGCGTTGTTGTCGAAAGCAGTCTGCGCGCCTTCAGTCTTCAACTGAGCAAGGCCCAAGAAGCGCATTTCAGCGGTGCGCTCAAGCGCCATCTTGGAGTCGTGCTTGGTGAAGATTTTGTCGTACTGAGACAGAATCTGCTCGTACTTGCCTTCAATCCCACGGAGGCCGGGGAGGAGAAGGTCTTTAATAGCCGAAAGATTGACAGCCATTGGTCCTTACTCCTCTTAGATGCCCGTGAGGGACTTGGTGGCGACGTTGTTGAACGCCACAATCGCGCGATTGTAAGCGCCAGCTTCCGTGCCAGCAGAGCCCGGCGGATCAACAACAAGGCTGATGACGCGGAAAGGCAGGGTCGCCGTGGTGGCAGCGCCGGTGACATACGCACCAGAAATGCCAGAAGCGGTGTTGCCCGTGCCAATCGCATAGCCGATGTTCAGGTTGACATCAGCCTGCGTCAGACCAGTGGAGTCGGACTGGACAAGGAACTTAGCGTTCGGGTCATTGACAATGTAGCCCTCAACCGTCTGGCTGGAGGCAACGTCAGAACCGGGCCAGTAGTTGGACCAGACAACGCGCTTCTGCGAGACAGAGAGATACTTGCAGCCGACGAAGATGCCAGCAATACCGGCGTTGCCGGTCGTGCCGTCACCCTGCACAACGTAGCCGTTGGTGTCGGGCTCTACGGGGTCGCCGTAGAAGATGTTCGTAGCATTGTAGGCGATCTTGACCGCAATCTGCTCATAGGTGGGAGCAGAGCCGGTGCCGCTGTACTGGCTAAAACCGAAAGGCGTATTAGCATTCGCCATGACGGTGCCTCCTTTTCAGGAAGTCCCATCATGCCACACCGGGGGCACTAGGAACCGGGAAAGTTAAGCCTCTCGCGCCGGGGAGAGGAAGCCTCCATACGGGGGCCGTGACATGACAATACGCCTTAACACAGAAAAGTAAAGGGCCACCCGTAGATGGCCCTTCTGTCATGTCATTCTTTTGGCACTTCAATCGGAGAGTAGCCCTTGTTGATCTTGGGCTTGACCTGTGCATGGTCGCGGTGCCCAAGGCCACCTTCCGGCGGGCCGTTAAGCTGTTCTTCCTTGGCGCGGACCTGATTGCGAGCCTTCTTCAACTCAAGAGCGCGAAGCTCTTCAGTGATAACGGTCGGGCGCTCCATCAGGATCATGCCCTTGCGTTCAATCGTGGAGTAGCGGCCCTGATCTGGCATGGCGTCAGGATGACGATCTGCCGGAACTTCCGTCCAACCCATGCGCTTGAGAGCAAGGATATGGGCGTGATCTTCCGCGCCAAGCGTGGACTTGCGCTTCCACTCGTAAGTCCAGCCATCCGGCGACGGCGGCAGAGCAAACTGGTCGGTTCCCTCGTCCAAATCGCCCAAATGGCCGCGAATTTCAGCCGCGCGGCGAGCCGCAGAAGCACGAGGGTCTTCTTCACGCATTGCCGGGCGAAGCGGCGGGCGTTCCATCTCATTTGACTGCATTTCAACACCTACGTGGCGAGTTGGCAGGACAGGTTTTTGTGAATTTGGCTTGCGACCACGCGGGCGAGGCGCATTTTGGGCAGCGTCTTCCATTTAATCCTCCTCAATGCACGCGATTGCGCTCTTTAAGCATCTGACGGGCGTATTCTTCTTCAGTGACGCCACTGATTCGCGCAGCTTCACGCTGCTCAGGCGTCAACTTGACCACATGCGGCCTGCTGCCGTTAGCATTTGAAGGCTGACGGGACACCGGAGCCGCTGGGGGCGACTGACGGCGCTGAACCGGAGCCGCAGCAGCGGACATGGCGACATCTGGCGGGGCAGAATCGCCCTTAATGCCAAGGCGGTTTTCCACAAATCGGAAGTAATCATCCGATTCAGGGATAATCCCATGGTCAATAGCGTCCTCGTGAGCCCTCGCCATGATGCGGAATGAGCGGGAGTCCTTCAGATGGTCACGATTGCTCTGCAACCACTGCGCTGACAGCGGCGTTACGCGCTGGATCAGGCTGTCAATGTCAGGACCGCTCTGCTGGGCCGGCGCTGCGGGGCGAGAAGGCTCCGTGCGGGGCCGCGCCTGCATTTCCTGAAAGCCGTTTTCAAGCTGAAGCAGCTTGGCGGCGTTCACAGACATGATTTCTTGGTATTCGGCGGCTTTGTCGTAGTCGCCAATACTCCACGCTTCTTTCAGGTTGGCTTTCAGGATGTCCTGATCGCGCTTAACCGTGTCAATCGCACTCTTAACAAGGTGCAAATGGGTGTCTTCCACCTCATAAGCAGCCTGATTCGCACGCGCAGCAGCTTCACGCGCGCGAGATTCAGCCTCTTCACGAGCCTGACGTTCAGCTTGCAGCCGCCGATTTAGCTCTTCAATCGCCGTGTCAGGTTCAACTGCGGCTTTGGCAGGCTTTTCGGGCTCAACTTCCGGCTCGTCTTCAGCCAAAAGCACGATTTCCGGCTCTTTCTCAACCTCTACCTTATCTCCAAGGTCGAGCGGAAACTGTTCGGTTTCTCCAGACATCGGTTATCTCCTTACCAAGCGGCGTCAGGATGAGGGATGCGGCCTTGGACCAGCGCATCCTCAACAATACGGCATAGAACGCCATTAATGGTTATGCTCCAAGCATCACTGGGGCGCACAACCAGCCAATCGTGCATGTTGATCTCAATGTCCTTGAACCATGCACCAGTGTCATCCTCAAAAGCGGCGTTGCCCTTTTTGACCAACAGGCCAACCTTGGACTGGAATTTATCTTCCTCACGGTTCTGGTCGGGGAGATAAAGGCCGCTTTTTGCCTTTTCCGGGCGGATGTAGACCGCCACCAAGAGCTTGTTATTGAAGATTTCAATCTGAGAAATGTCACCCAAGTCATCAAGCAGTTTCTGTTTTGGATCAATCTCATGATCCATGAGCATATGTGGCATTTAGACCCCCTCTTCCTTACCGTTGACAATGGCTTGCGCCTCATCAGCAAGCTCTAAAGCTTGCCGAAGTCCTCTGATTATTCCTACGTGGTGTTTGTATGCGGCAAAGTCAAAGCCTTCCATGGTATGAAGGCTCGTCAAGGTTTCTTTAAGCCGCTCTATTTCTTCAGAAATAAGATCATTCATCTTGCGCCTGAACAGCGCATGGTTAGTCAGCATATCGTCCCCCGTGACGACCCCCTTTGATGTAGTTGGGACAGGAGCCAGAGGGGGCCTGAACTCCTGTCCCGATCCGCAGCGTCTCGGGCCACTGCGAATTACTTACGGCTCTGAATCTCCGTCTTCTCAAGACGACCCAGACCAGAACCCGCGCCGGCATCCATGTCCTTGTAGGACCTGTACACCTTACCGCCAGCCTTACGGGCTGAACGCTTGTTCTCTTGGATTTCCGTCTTCTGGAGACGGCCTTCACCAGAGCCCGCGCCCGCAGTCATATCCTTATAGGATGCGCGACCGCCGCGCTTGCGACCCATCGGGGGCATACCGGGAGGCATACCACCGGGAGGCATTCCGCCCGGAGGCATCGGGGGCATCTGCGGCGGGGGAGCCGGCGGCATCGGAGGCGGGCCTCCCTGCGGGCCGGGCATCGGCACCGGAAGCCCCGGAGGAGGAGCGCCCGGAGGCGGGGGAGCAGCACCCATCTGGTCCTCTGGCTTCTTGCCAGTGTTAATCAGGATGTTGATGTTGGTCTTGCCCTTAGCGCGACCGCCAGCTTTGCGAGCCACGCGACCGCCCTTCTTCATGCCACCAGCCATGGACGGGTCAAACATCGCGCCACCGCCGCCGGTGACAGCAGCACCCGTCCCGCCACTAACGCCAGTTGTGCCGCCGTAGGTGGCAACACGCGGGTCAGCGCCGGGCAGAGGGCGATTGCCACCCATACCCATGCCACCGCCCATTCCGCCCATGCCACCGCCCATCGGACGGCCCTGCATCGGATTTCCGCCACGGCCACCCATCATAGCCCCGCCGCCAAACTTAGCAGTGCGGCCACCGGGAACAACGCCCGGAACCTTCTCAGGATAGCCCGCGCCAGAAAACACCTGACCGCCCTTCTTGCGGTTCATGCGCTTAACTTTGCCGCCGGCCTTACGGTTGCGCCACATATCCTCGGGCTGATCGCCGTAGGTCGAGTTCATGCGGTCAATTTCGCCGTAATATTTTTTGTTGGTCTTTTCTTTGGCTTCATCAATCTTCTTGTGCGACTCAGCCGCTTCCGCGTCAGCCTTACGGCGCGCGATCTCAAACTGGGTGCGCTCCAGCGGCGGTCGACCGCCGGCAGAACGTCCAGTGCGGGCCTCTTTCTTGACCATCTTTTTGATGAGGGCCTTGTCCATCGCCTCGTCGGGATGCTTGGCCTTGCCACCATGCTTCAGACCGGGCGTGACAGGGTTGTTGGAGAACTCCAACGCCTTGTCTTTCACCATGCCCATGCGGGGGTCGCCAATCATCGGGCCACCCATGTTCTTCTTGGCGCGACCGCCATTCTTCTTCTCGTCCTTGTCGCCACGAATAGCGTTGGCGAGCATCAGCGCGGGTGACAGGAACTGGCCCAGCGTGCCGCCAATCGCCTTCTTAGCGCGGCCACCCTTCTTCATCTTAGCGGCTTCTTCAGCCTTCTTCTGAAGAGCGGCGCGATCTGCCTCAGACATTGGAGGCTGATTGCTTTCGCCGGTATAAGTGCTTTTGGGGCCAAGGCCAAGTTTGGCCTTTAACCGCTCCATCGCCGTGCGCGGAGCAGGGCCACCTTCTTGGCGACCGGCGCGGCCACCCTTCTTCATGCCACCGACGTGCTTGAGGCCATCACGCTCCTCATTCGCGTCCTTGACGTTGCGGTTGATCTTGGCGTTGGCATAGGAACGGGGCGAAACGCCCATGTTCGCCTTAGCCTTCGCGCCCTCAACCTTGCCCCCAGCTTTGAAAGCGCGGCGCGAAACGGGACGCAAGCCCGTCTTCACGTCAGCGTTCAGGGCGTCCTTGGGGGGATCATAGCTGGACGAATCAACCTTAGCACCGGGCTCCCCAGCGGCGATGCGCTTCGCCTTGCTCTTCATGGCCTCGCGGGCCTTTTTGGCAATCTCGTACATGCTTGCTCCTAGCTAGGTTTTGGGGCGTCCCCCATGCTGCCGGGAAGGGGGCTTGGGCAGCGGCAAGCCTTTAGTGGATTCTAACATGCAAGCGCATTTCTTGACAGCGCCGCCGCTCTCCATGACCTGACGACCCACATGCGGCAAATACCGGGTGGGGTACTGGTCTTGGAGGAGGCGCGGCTTCTTCATGTCAACGCCGGCTCAGAAGGTGATGGATGATTTCCAGAGCCTTATGGATCGCGGCGTCCTTGCCGCCCGCGCCAGAACCGACCTTGCCGCCGTCAGCGCGCCCGACAAACTCTTCCTTGTCCTTCTGAAGCTGCTGCATCGCCTTGTCGGCGCGGAAGAAGTCACGAGGGTCCTGTGCATCGCCCCAATTTAAAACCGTCTTGGGGCGATCTTCGCCAGCCCGCATTGGCCCCTGCTGGCGCTCAATCACAGCCTGACCCGTAGATTGATACTCCGGGCCGCTGAAGAGACGACCAAAGAAGCTCTTGGGGTCCTCACGGTTGGGAGAAGCAGCCGCCTGCGTGACCGCACGCGCGGGCGTAGCGCCCTCACGGCGATACTGAGCATCCGACTTGCCGGCAGACTTTTGAAGGTCAGAAAGCTGACGGTAAGCCGCATCAGGGAGGCCGTAGGCTTCCTTGTCCATGTACATGGGCGCACGCGCGCCTTCATACTCAGGAAGATTGACCATTTCCTTGGCGCGGCTGACCGCAGCCATACGGGCCATGCTGTCAGGATCGCGGTTAAGCTGGGAGAACAGAGCTTCACGATCCGGTGGCATTTGAGCGCCGCCATTTGTGGTTGGCATCATGCCAGCGC